CAGCAGTCAGAAGAACTGACTGTGAAGGGATTTCAAGTAGTTGAAAAATGTCACCATTAGCAATGGTAGCACCTGCAGCAATCATAGCATCAATATCTAGAATTGCTTCAATGGTTCGTACAGTATTACCGACAACTGTTGGAGTAGCAAGAACGTTTGCCCCAACACCAGCAGTAGTACTGAGAGTCATATCAAAAGTAGCCATAGTTTATACCCCCTTAAGCTGCGTTATAACGAGCAGTGACGATTGCTTCAGGACGAAGAATCTTCCTACCGTATAGATGCATACCACGAACAATGTCAGCAAAGCTGTCAGGGTCACGATATGTTTCTGTCTTGTTGATTTGCTCGGCAGTTGCTACAGCAGAATCATGACCGCCTACAATAATACCGCAGTTAGTCAATTGGTTAGCTGTACCTGCTGTACCTGCTCCAGTGCCTAGTGCTGGCAAGTTGGAAGAGGAATACACACGAAAGCCGTGGAAGTTGTTAATGGTCAAACCATTACGCAAACCACCTGATTCACCAAAGTCAGCATTCATAAATCTGGAATCTTCGTCTGCGAGGATTTCCATAAATACTGGATCTACAACCAGCCATCTACCTTGCGAGTCAACCTGCTGTTGATCTAGCAAACGTTTCATGCGTGAAATAATCATCGCAGGGGAAACAGTAGCTGTTGGTAGCGAGGTAGCACCAGGCATACGTGCAGTCACAGGAATTGAGTGAGTGCCAGCAGAAGTAGTAGTGATGTTACCAAAGTCACCTTTGTGAAGCTGCATAGATGCAAGCAATTCATTTGCGCCTGCAGAAGAAACAGCTTTGGAACCATTAACAGTTGTGTTAAGAGCATCGCCCTTGCTATGCAAAGAAGACTGCTTGTAGCCAGCCAAGTAAGCAAGTACTTCTTGGTCATGGTTGTCAGCAAGACGGTATGCAGCACGGTTAGTTGCAAGATCCATGAAGTTTACATGGGAGTGTGCTTCTTCGATATCGTCCATCTTAAAAGCAAAGTAGTTAGATTGGTCAATGACTAAATTAAAATCAGCATCTTCCAAATCTTGTGCAGTAACTTGTGTACCACGAGCATACGATGATACACTGATCTCAGGTTCTTTGATAATTTTTACTGTATCGCCCTGTGAAGCAATTTCTCCCATATAATCGGAGTTAGTAATATCACCAACTACAGTTGCTTTGCGAAAAGCAAGTTGTACTTTTTTAGAATAAATTACGGGGCTGAAGTTACCATTTGGTAAATTGCCATAACCCGTTGCGGTTGTAAAAGCCATGGAATAAATCCTCCTGTTAAGTGTTTGGCTTTAGGGAATGAGATACACATCTCAAATGAGAGTCAGTTGCTGTGCATCTCGACTCAATGAACTAAACGACAGTACGAAGAGGCTGAAAGTTTTTCTAGGGTGCAAGTTAATATTAGTCGGCCAACCAATAAAACTTGGGCCTTTACTTGTTCAGGTAGTTCTTGTTTGTTTTTCAGTTTTATGGGGAAACAGAGTACGAGGTAGTCCACAGAGGGAGGCTCATTGTAATCTGTTCTTAGTTATACTTCTATTTGTACAGATGTCAATAGTTAACGTGCACTCCCAGAAATATCATAGACAAACTTTTGACTACGCATAGCAGCGTTGATTGCGTCCATGTTTTCTTCAAACTCTTTACTAGACATCTTCGCTACATCAGACTCACGGAATTGTCCGTTTGTCTCATCAGCGTCTACTTTAGTTTTTGAAGTTCTACTAACTACAGAAGCTGCTGCTTTATTGCCAGCTTTCTTAGCTTCTTTAGTTAATCCCTTATCGCCCTTGTATAGGTCAAGAACTCTAACTACAGAGCGAGGGTCATCAGCGTTCTCATAGACTGCATCTTGAACCCACTTAGGTTGTTCGTCTGCCCATTCATGAAAATCGTCTGACTCTCTAATCTCTATAAAGTCGGAGTGCGATTGTATAATAGTTGATTCTGCTGACTTACGGACGGTAGCATCATGCATCTCATCTAGTTTTTGAAGACGAGAGTCAGCTTTACTAAATAGTTCTTGAGCTTTCTTAGATGCAATAGTCTCAACAATCCCAGCAATATCAGGATAATCTGAAGCCCACTGTTCAATGTCTTCATCTGATTTGGGAGGTACAATATTTGTACTAGATTTCTCTAGGTTTTCAAAACGTTCATTCCAGTCTTTTTCTTTGTCAGCCATGTGACGACGAAGATCACCATAACGTTTCTTAAAAGATTTCTCTTCACCACTTAGTTTAGAATCGTCTTCTACTTCTTCAGTCTCCGCAACGGCTTCTACTTCAACATCCTTTTCAAGAGTTTCACCACGTTGCTCTGCTTCTAATTTTGCAATCTCTTTTTCTTCAGCTTCCATAGACGCACGTTTTCTACTCTGGTTAAACCCACGGTCTACAAACCCTGCAGACTTAGGTGTCTCAATTGTATTTAGTTCAGTCATTTAGTTAGTCCTTATGTTGGGGCCAGCATTATTGCTGGGTAGCCTTATCGTTACTAGTATTTACTTTTTCTTCTTGGTTAACTTATTAGGACGAGTTATTAGCCCACCTTTATTACGTGTAATCTTTTTTTTGATGCCACCTTCATATTCCTCATCATCGAAGGGAGTAAAAATGTTGGCTAAAGTTTGATACACGTATATTAGTCTTGAAACATCCAACTAAGACCTGAACCTATAGCTTTGTTATACGCAGTCTGTTCTTGAGGTGTAAGTGGTTGTTTATTGGCTAGCTTACTTTTAAGGTTCATTGATCGTGCTTGACTTACAACAGTGTTAAGTTTATTTTGAGCAATGTTTTCTGTACCAGCACCAGCTTTAGCAGCAGCTTTTAAGAGCTTGTTCGTCTTTTGTTTTTGTATTAAGTTGTTATTAGAAGGCGTATAAGAGGGGGTAGTCATTTGTCCAGCACTAGAACTTTGTCCACCATAACCAGTACCTTGATTACCACTAGGAGAAACACCTTGTCCACTAGCATTAGTAACACTGCCAGCGCCACCATAAGAGCCAGGCTCGTTGATTGGTCCTGAACTAGCACCTCCAGCTTTTCTGACTGCTTCAGCTTCAGCTTTAGTAGCTCGACGAAGTGTTCGTGCTCTTCTACCACTTTCTACGGCATCGGCCTGTAACCTTTTCTCTTCTTTTTCTCTAGTCTTTTTTGTATCTTTTTCTATTCTTTTTCTTTCTTCTTTGCTAACCTTGTAGAAGATACTATCCTTATCATTATCAAATTTTTCAGCTTCAATAGGTTTATATGTTGGTGAAGATTTAGAATTTGTACCACCTGCTGCCTTAAATCTTTTAAATCTATTTAGTCCTGGCTTGACAAATATTTTACCAAGAGCTACTGTAAAATCAGAAAGAGGAGAACTTGTTTTTTTCGTATATTCTTCTATCTGCTCATTAATTCCTTTAGACATTTCTGCAAACTTAGCACGAGTTTCTTCTGGTCCGTTTTTAGCCATGTCTTCAGCGTGAAGTCCATTAGCATAAGCCCTTGATAGAGCAAGAGTTTGAATACGTGTATTCATGGCAGCTCCAAAAGCTAAAACTTTCGCGTTCCCGATACCCTGAACAAAATCAAGGTTGTACTTTGATCCTGTAGCTAGAGCAGCTTTAGCACCAGCTAGGGGATCAACCCCATTAATTCCAATACTTTTATATTGACGTTTTCCAGTATCAGTGCCATCGATCAAATCTTGCACAGTTATAGTTGCTTCAGTCTCACCACCTTGCTGGTAGTAATCTTGAGCGTTCCCTTGTTCATCAATAGAGCCGTATGGGTAATCAGTGTCAGTATCTGCACTAGAAGCAACACTGGTTTGAACATTATCTGTTGAATCTACACTATTCTTATTAACTGCCTTTTTTACTTTAAAATTAATTAAGATTCTATTTTGAGGAGTGTCAGTAAAGAAAGTATCAAAGTCTTTTGGAACATCTTCAATTGGATCACCGTCAAGCGTAAGAACTTCGATACGTCTTCCATCTGGGTGAATATAAAAAACTTTACTTATACCATCATCTTCAGCAGGAGTACTAGTACTAGTTGTGTCGATTGGATTACCTGTGTATATTGGAATATCTTCTGTTAAACCTGATCCTGGAGCTACTGATATTCCGTAAGCAGCTTTTATTATACCTCCTTCAGCCATTCCTTCTGGTTGAGGAGCTTGCTCCATAGACATAACTCTTTCTAGTAGAGCTTGTTCGTCTGGGGATAGGTCTTCACTAGTCTGGTCTTCGTTACTCTCGACAGGTTCTCCACCAATTCTACCATCTTGCTCCATCTGTTGCAAGCCTTGATGTGCTGTCATACGTAAATCTTCAAAGAATCTTACACCAAAGAAACGGACAACATCAGCAGGTACTACATATTCACCTTCAGACAACTGGGCTGGAACATCGTCTCGTACTTCGCTAGCTAAAGAACCTGGTGGTATTTCGTTACCTGATACGGGGTCACGGCTCATACCATCGTCAGCTATACCGCCTTCTTCACTCAGGCCACCCTCTGCAAACATTCTCATTTGGTTCTTCATTGGTACTGCTCCACCTTCATTGAAGTTTTTTGTAGGCTTAGTAGCCGTTTGCTCTTCTACTGAGCCGCCTTCAGCCATACCTGCCTTTGGTTTTTTCCTAGTGCTTGATCTGCTAATAGCGTACTCTATAGCATCTTTCCTATTTCTAAACTCTGGAAGTTCTTCACCAGTAAGATAGTCTATAGGTCCATTTTGTTTAACATAGGTTCGTATTTGATCGTCTGTATACTGAATACCATCCTCAGATACAGTTGGCATCGTGTAATACTTACCATCAATCTCAAATGTTGTAGAACGTTCAGAGTAATCTTTCCCTGTCTCTGGATCATTCCAGATAGTTCTACCAGAGATTGTTTTTTCACCAGTATTAACTGGTGGTTTTAAAGATGGATCAGGCATTAACATATTCCCTAAGCTGTTTTAGTTTACGGATAGCAATAGTCTGACCTTGTAGCCGATACAAAGAGTTTGTACTGTCAGTCTGCTCCATAGCCCTATGTATATCATCAAGTCTATTGTCTAACTCTTGTAGAAAAGAATCCCAAAGAGGCTTATCATTAACTAAGGGTTTTAGATTATTCATGCAGCACCTTGACCAGTGTTAGCTGAGAAGCCCTGTTCTCCTGGTGTAGGTACTTGACCTGTTCCTATGGTGCCTCCACCAGCACCTGTAGGATCACCCGCCTGAGCACCCGCAGGGCCAGCCTGAGGAGCTATTGGTTTTCCGTCTGGACCTACTTGAGGAGCAGGGGCAGGATTAGCTTCCTTCCACTTCTTGAGGATCTCTGCTTGAACTGTAGCATCAGACATAGAGTTGACAAGTTTATCTGGATCAAGATCCATAGACTTAGCAATCTCACGAATAATATAATCCATCTTAGCAAATGGTGCTAATGCTGGATTCTGTACAACCTGTAGGAATTGCATCAAGCGTTGGCTTCGTACCTCATTAGCCATTAAGCTTTCTGTACCACGAGCTTTGACATCAAGATCACCTTTGATCTCTTCGTCGTAATCAAACTGCATGTTAAAGTTAAAGAAGGCTTTGGCAAGTGGACCTAGCAAGTAGTCATCTACGTTTTTAACTACGTTACGAATACTACCATTAGCTGCAGACATAAGCATAGAGATACCAGAGGCGGTACGTCCTACTCCAGATACGCCTGTCTGACCGTGAGCAAAGGAAGGGAAACCTGTAGACTCATCCGACAATACACGAGCCTTATCAAACATCTGCATGTTCTCATTAGACACGTTAGGAAACTTTGTACCGTAAATAGCCTGACCAGGAGCACCACCTTGACGACGAAAGACTTTTCCTGGATATACTGATAGGTCTTGTCCTGGGACTAAGTTAGTCTCATCAACCTCAATTAACATATTACCAGATAATGCAGCATTGTCAACAGCCATACGCATAAAGCCATTCATCAAAGTCTGAGTATCATCCATGTTCTCAGCAATACCTACACCAAATAAACTGTAAGGACTTACTTCATAAGGCACAGCATAGTAAGGAATAAGAGTTGGAGTAAACGGATTCATAACCAAACGAAGAACTTGGTTGTTACAAATCCAAATATTAACAGACACTTGATCTAAATCTTTAAGGTTATCAGGGATTTCTACATCATGACCTTCAAGAACTTCTACATCTACATTACCCCAGAACTCTAGGACTTCATAACGTTCTGCTTTAGAATCATTGGAATCATCTTCCATGACCTGCTCCCACCACTCCTTAGTATAGGACTCGCCCATATTAACTGCAGTGTCGATAGCATTCTTACGGAAGAAAGG